TTTAATCGGCAAAACTCTCGGCTTTGACCCGAGCGTTGTTGGATCATACCCAGCATTGCCTGCCAATTTTTTGTGGGATAGTTTAGAAGCCTAAAACGTTGGTCTCATAAGCCAATCATCGCTGGTGCGAATCCAGCTCCCGCAACCATCTTCTTTGTGAGATAGTCTGCTAGTCAGTCAGGCCGAGAGCAGCGCAGTCTGCCACCTGTCTCACAAAGTATTTTCAAACACATGTCATTGGTCCAGCAGCTACGACGCGGGTCTCCAAAACCTTGAGACGCGAGTGCAATTCTTGCATGACATGCCAAAAGTTTGGCGTAACAATGGGCTTCGTCCCAAAACGCCAACGATGAGATGATCCCTATGGGGACGCTCATTTAAAGACTCACCCTGTAGATCCTGTCCTGAGGGACGGTATGACAGTGCTGGTGAGACTACCCGTATGCGATGCGGGGCTGAGACGCGCACCACTTGCGCGTACAATAGTCAGAAGCGTGTGACCGTTTTCTGACAAAGTCCGATTGGCCTCTTGTCACACATGAGGATAAGGACAAGGTGATAATGGCGAGTCACGTACGCCTTGCGCGCGCGCAAAACGCTGCTGCTCAGCGAGTGACAAAAGGGTCTTTAGGCATTTTCGTCCCAAGTACAATACGAAATATCCAAGTCTTTTAAGCCACGAGAGAACCGATGCGCTGAACTTGAGCGTAAGTTTTCGTGGACAGCAGCACAGTGGGCGATTAGCTCAGTTGGGAGAGCGGGTGCTTTGCAAGCATCAGGTCGCAGGTTCGAACCCTGTATTGTCCACCAAGTTTTGGCGCGTAGCCAAGTGATAAGGCAGCTGACTGTTAATCAGCCCATCGGTGGTTTGAATCCATCCGTGCCAGCCAAATGTACACAAAGAGAGGAAGCTGGAAATCCTATTGAACCAGCAAACAGAAATACCCTAGCTTAAGCGCTCACGCGCTTGGGCTTTTTTTGTGCCGTAAATAGTTCGAAAGTGCGAGACACGCACGGTGGGCCTCGGAGCAAACGCAATGCGTAGCGACCGTACCTTGAAGCGCTGGTACAACTTCATCAACCATAAATTTTTTCTGGACGATCTGCCGAGCAACGTATGTGTGCGCTGGTCCAACGAGGACGACGACCCAGACGGCTTCGAAGACAAATACTTTGGAATCGCACAGCACGCAGATGACGGCAGGCACAAATATGAAATCGTCCTGTCGCGTAAGATGAACATCCCGGCATCCACCCGGCTGACTTCCCTAGCACATGAGATGTGCCACATAGCCACAGAGCTCAAGGACAATCACGGTCCCATTTTTTCAGCATGGCATATGCGGCTCACAGCTAGAGGATTCTTCACAAAGGGTGCCTGCAGAAAAGATCTAACAATTTTTTAGCAACAAAAAAAACCAAGGAGACTCAGAAATGACTACATTAGCAACAGAGATTCAGGAAATTGAAAGCAAGGCTGAAGCAGTGGCCTCAGAAGTGAAAACGGAAGGGGTCCACGTTGTCGAGGAAGTCAAGGCAGAAGCGGTGAAGATCGCCGGGGACGTAAAAGCTGATTTCGGCGCAGCAACGAAAGCGATTGAGGCCACCATTCAACACATCTCTGCCGAAGAGAAGCTGGCAATCCGAGAAATCGAGAACACGTACCTGAAGGCGCAGATTGAAATCAATCGCCTGTCGCAGATCACGCAGAAGGCGCAGCAGGACTTCACCAAGACGGTAGAAGACTTGACCAAGAAGTACGTTATTTCCCCAGCAGAATTTGTCTTCGATAATGTCGAGCTGGCGTTTAAGCGTAAGTAGTTTGAATAATCTCTGGACTAATTACCCAGAGCTAGGGCAGACGGTGCCATATACACCGTCTGCTCGACCTTATATGGAGGAAGAAATGCCCTACAAGAACATAGAAGACAGAAGAGCATACGACCACTTCAGATACCACAACAATCCGAAGAGGAAAGCAGCAACATTAGCGTATCAAAAAGCCCATGCAGAGCAAAACCGCTTGCGAACAGCAAAGTGGAGAGAAGAAAATCCAAACTACCAGAGAGAACGTTACAGGGCTAACCCAGAGTACATGAAGTCAAAAGTAAATAAGAGAAGAACAGAAAAGACAAAAGCGGGCGGAAGTTACTCCGTGGAAGAGTTCTTAACTTTGTGTGAACTGAGAGAGTATAAATGCCTATGTTGTGGAAAAGTCAGAATTCTCACAGCAGACCACGTTGTGCCTGTGTCTAAAGGTGGAACCAGCAATATTGAAAACATACAACCCCTCTGTAGGCCTTGCAACTCTAAGAAGAGAGCAAAGGACACAGATTACAGGAGCAAGAAGTGGAAGACTCAGGCGACAATGAGGTTAAAACTCCTACAGAAACAGTAGAGTTGGTAAGACACATGGGCACCGATAAACTCACAAAGCGCGTGCGCGGTGAGGGCGGGAAATTTAAAAAGCAGAAGACCACGATGCCAAAGACCTTGGACGTGACTCGTCTTCTAAGAAATCTATTGCTGCAGTCTGTGGCCGGTCCAGACGGTAAGATGCGTAAAGGTGACAAGACACGCATCCGAGCGATGTTCGATAACATATTCGAGATCGCTTCCATGTCACCCGAGCAGCCCGTGTTCGATAAGTTTGGAAACCCCATAGTAGACGAGAATGGAAAAGCAGTGACTGCCAAGGATGCAAAGATTGCCATGGCGTCGGTGCAGGCGTTCAAAGAATTGATGTCCAGAGCGTACGGTATGCCGTCCAAGAGCGACGAGGAAATGGATGCACTGAAGACACAGGGCGTCAAGATTGTTGTGATCGCACCACCGAACATGATGGACAAAGAAGTATATGAAGAGAAACCAAAGGAGAAACTAGTACCCGCCTTCATAGACGCAGAGATTGTAACCAAGAGCTGAGGACTCAGAACCCATGCCGCGTAAAAAAGTAGTGGAAGAGAAAGCACGACCAGCGTACTTAAACGCGGACGGCACACTTGAGATCTCAAAGATTTTCAAGCACCAAGAGAAGCAGACAGAACTGTTGCAGATACGAACACGCGACGGTTTGCCCTACATCATGACCCGAGCCCCACAGTGCCTCAGCGTCGGAGGATTCCGATCAGGCAAGACGGTGGGGTGGTTGATGTATTTTGTCATGAACTATTCACTGGCTTATGACAACTGCGACATCCTCGTTCTACGAAGGACTTTCAAAGAATTAGAATCAGGAGCTATCAAGGATTTTTTAACGTTCTGTCCTCCTGAGCTGTACACGTACGACCAGACCAAGCACGTCGCCACATTCATGAACGGTTCCCGCGTAGTTTTCGGCCATTGCCAAAACAACAAAATGCGAGACATCGAGCAATACTTAGGACAGGCCTACCCGGCCATCCTGATTGATGAGTGCGGACAGTTTTCTCCAGACGCTTGGATGATGTTGTACGCTCGTAACATCGTAAACGCGGCCTGCAAGCCCAACACAGCGGCTCTTGCAAAAGGTTTCGAACATTTTCCAATCCCAACCATTGTTGGATGCACCAACCCTCTCGGCCCTTACTACGAATACTACAGAACAGTGTTCGTGCAGAAAGAACCTTGGGAAAAACCTGAGGGTGCTCGCCGCGACGACAACGGCGCGTGGTGGGTAATAGAAAACGGCGAGTTCATTAACATTTATGACCCGGCACTGTACGCATACCAACGTTCTACCGCGATGGACAACCCAGAGTTCCTTAAGAGGGACCCGGGATTCCTGACGCGTATGAACAGTATGCCCAAAGCGAAGCGTGACAAAATGCTTTTGGGCTTGGATGGGACAGTAGAGGGACAGTATTTCGACTGCTTTGACCCGTGGGAACACGTTATCGACCTCAGAGAAGACCCAACAGCCATCATCTGGCAGCCTTGGCAACCTGTCTGGGGCTCACAAGACTGGGGAATGGGCCACGCCAACGCGGCATACCTCTTTACCAAAGCGCTTGTGAAGACAATCGGCACAGATTATAGGCTGAAAACTGTTTGTTTCAAAGAAACAGTGACGCAAGGTGGCAAAACACACAAAGAATGGGCAGCACTGTTCAACAACATGTGCGTTTTGCCTACGAAGCCCACAGCGCAACGAGTCATTCCCAAAGCTATTTTCTTTTCGCACGAAAAATTCAGCAAACAAGTAACCGCACACACGCCTGCCGACGAGTATTCGAGAGAATTACGTACGTACGGCTTGCCCTCGGTGACCAGAGCAACGCAAGATCGCATAGGCTCGGCTTCGATGATGTACAACGCGTTCAAAAATGGCGAACTTGTCATTTTGGACAACTGCAAAGACATCATCAACGCTATCCCGTCGCTAATGCGCGACCCAGATCAGATGGACGACGTACTAAAAGTCAACACACGAGGTGATGACTGCTACGACGCGTTCAGGTACGGCCTGTATGGCATGTACGGTCCTAGAAAAAAGCCAGAAGAAATCTCAATTGAGGAACACGCTAAGACTTTGGACCCGATGGCGGCTCATTTCTACCGAATGAAGATGTTGCACAATCGAGTAAACGCAAATGCTCCATTCGTGCAGAAAGAACAGCCGGTGTGGCAAGGAAAATGTGGACTGTAAGGAGAACTCAGAATGTCTTTTGAATACGTGGAAACTTTTGGAGCTACAATTCGTCAATTCCTTAGGGAGTTGTTCGGTTCTAGGCTAACAGAGCGACTAGAACTCGATCTTATGAATTTGCGTAACGACATGGATAGGCAACTCCACGACAAAGACGTTCAGATTGCATCCTTGAGAGAAGAAAAGCAAGCTCTCCAGTCCAAAATGCTCACATACGAGCTCGTCGTCATGCCTAGAGCATCGCGTGAAGGCGCAGAGTATGTGAAAGCACAGAAACCAGTAAAACCTGCCTTCAGTTTGATGGATCTGCCGCCGACTAAGTCGCGTTGGCAGGTTCTTCAAGACGAACATGAAGCACAGATGGTAAAAGAAATTTCAGAGGAGAAAGCAGCCACCGCAACAGCTGCGAAAGAGTAACTATGGCAGATAAAAAGGAAAAAAAATGTAAGTGCGGAGATTTTTCTAACTTCTCCGTAAATAAAGCCGAAAACGGGTACAAAATCAGTGCTTGTTTTGAGAAGAAAAACAAGTCTCTCTCGGAGAGAGCAGGTTGGTGTCCTACTAGCGGCGGCTCTTACAAAGAATACGTTGCTACGAGCAAGCCAGAGATGTTTAATCGGCTTGAAAAGATCATGGGCGGCGACTGCGGCTGCGACAGCAAGTAAGAGGCCTGAGGCCTAGGAGATCAAAGAAATGTTTCAATCTAAGGATGGTAAGAAGTTTGGATCTGCTTTTGTGGCGAAGCGCCGAGACAAAGAGCACGAGCAGAGCATGGGTGTGGATCAGCCCACTAAAGGCACGGAACCCAAGGAAGAGCCCCGTACAGACATGAATGGGGAAGCCCTGATGTCCAAAGCGAACGCCAACGCCCCCGACAACAATGTGAAGGCCAGCCCAGAAGGCGTAGACGCTGGTCAGGTAGCAGCAGAGCATGGACCGGCCAACACTGTGCACGTCGCACATGACCACAAGGCTAACAAGCATCACGTCACGAGTACGCATTCTGATGGACACGTCCACACAAGTGAGCATGGATCATCCAAAGAAGCGCATGACGCGGCCTCGCAGCTCTCTAATGCTGGGGACCAGCCTAACGAGAACCAAGAAAACGAAGCCCCAGAATCAGACGGGTTCTCGATGCCTAAATTGGCGTAAGGGAGAAACAGATGGCATACCAGAGCACAACAGATCCTAGCAGAAAATTCGGTAGCGCTTTTCGCGGCAAGAGATTCGACTCTTATCACGGAGGAGAACAGCCCGAAGTGGAGAGCAAGTCGCAAGACGCAGGCTCCAGTGCGGCAGACGTAGCCAAGGCGCACAGCCCGGTCACCTCGGTGCACTTCGTGCACGATCATGCCGGTAATAAGCATACTGTCAATATGACACATGAAGACGGCAGCTCTACCGCTACGGAGCACGGAAGCGCCAAAGAGGCGCACGATTCCGCAGCTCAGCTGGCCTTGGAAGAGGGTGGCAAAGAGCAGGCCACCGACGTTAAGAAAAGAGAGCACCCAGATCAGCAAGGCGCAGAGTCAGAAGAGCGCGGCTATCAGATGCCCGATTTAATGTAAGGAGAAACACAGTGCCGTTCGCTAGCAAAGCGCAGCAAAGATTTCTACACGCCAACCCAGAAAAGGTCGGCGGCGAAAAGAAATTAGCAGAGTGGGACAAGAGCACGGACTTCAAAACACTCCCAGAGAAGAAAAAGAAGTTCACGTACGCAAAGAAATCCTAAGGAGGGCATAATGGCAGACGAAGTAAACAGTGTAACTACAAACGCACCATCACCTGCTCCCTCTGCCAAGCCCGAGTCACCTAATGACAGTCCTCTTGGAGTCTATGCCCCTTTTGATTATTCCTCGGAGCCGTTCGCGGAGCTGAGTGAAGACGCAAAAGGTGCGCTGATGCAATTAGACATCATCGCCACAAAGACGGACGTAGCTGCTCGACGATTTGAAGTTGAGCAAGCGTGGGAAGCCCTGCACTTTGACCGAGGATACCAACATCTCCTCCGAGGTAAGCAGGGTGGATGGATTTTGCCGGGACAAGCCTCAGGGTTTGGAGCAACGTCGCAGAAAAATAACAACACCATTTACGACACTAACGTGTACGGATCGAAGGGAGACATTATTGTCTCTTCTCTCTCCAGAGAAGTTCCCAAGGTGGAATTTTTCCCAGCCAATCCTGATTTCGGTCCAGACATTGTGGCCGCAGAAGAAGCTGAGGTGTTCAAAGAGATTTGGTCACGCAACAATAATCTGCACGCTCTGCTTACAGAGTGCGCCCGTATCTTCTGGAACGAAGACAGAGTTCTAGCATGGACGCGCTATGAACTCAACGGACAGCTCTACGGTTTTGACGGAGATGAAGACGGAGATAAGGCACCAGTAGTGCCTGAGGACATCCTCAATCCTCCCGAGGACACTCCCACCGGCCAAGAAGGCTTGGACGATTTCTTAGGACAGATGGAATCACCCATAGAAGAGGGTGGGGAAAATATCGAAGGAGATGAAGACGCTGTAGCGTTGCCTCCTTCAGAAGCAGCAAAGAAGCCGCGTGGTAGAGAAGTCACCACATTGCACGGCAAGCTCGACCACAAAGTACCAATCGCGGTAGACGCTATTAAGGACATGCAGTTTGTCCAGCTCTACGAAGATCTCGACGTAGCTATTGCGCGCGCCAAGTTTCCTTGGATCGCAGAGAAAATCAAGCCGGGGTCCGATGGAAACTCAGAAGTTGAGCTAGACAGGATCGCAAGAGAGAACACAAGGCAAGCGGTTTTAGGAGCGTACGTAACAGGCGACTCCTTGCAGAGACATACAGTAGTCAAGCACACTTGGTTTCGTCCTGCAATGTTCATGGACGAAAAAGTAAGCGACGTTGCACGCGCAGAGCTCCTTGAGAATTTTCCCAATGGAGCACTCCTCGTCAAGGCCGGTGCAAACTACGCATTCTCTCGCAACGAGAGCATGGATGCACACCTCGCCATTGCTCACCCGTTCTCAGGAAAAGGACAGAACCGAAGAGCTTTAGGAAGTTCCCTGATATCGGTGCAGAAACGCATCAACGACTGGGTAGACTTGCTAGACGACTTCTTCAAGAGAACCGTCCCCAAGAAGTGGATGAATGCAGAAGCGTTTGATCTGGAAGCTATCAAAGGACAGACAAACATCCCCGGCAGCACTGGAGGCTTCCAGCCGCAGCCCGGTCTTACTACTGCAGATCAGTACATCATGGTTGAGCCTACACCACAGCCTCAATCGGCTATGTGGGACGCCATCAAGTACTTCCTAACCACTTTGTCAGAAGACATCACAGGCGCTTTGCCCTCACTGTTCGGAGCAGCCACGGGAGAAAATACCGTAGGTAATGCACAGATCCAAAGAGACCAAGCGTTGCAAAGAATTGGATGCCCATGGAACAGTATTCAGTTGCTGTTTGCTGAGTGCGCCCGACAAGCCGTAGGATGCGCTGCAGATTGCAGAGAAGGCAAAGTCATTTCCCAGTCCTTCAAGGACATCGGAAGAATCAGAGTCAACACCAGCAATCTGTCAGGCAACGTACTGTGTTACCCAGAGAGTGATCCAAGCTTCCCAGAGAGTTCCGCTCAACGAGAAGCCAAGCTCACATCTATGGTGGACACCAGCACTTCAAATCCTCAGCTTGCCGCTTGGATATTTGCACCAGAGAATTTGCCGGTGCTTCAATCCGGCCTACGTATGAAGGGCTTCAAAGTAATCGGAGCATCCTCCATCACCAAGCAGAAGACAGAGTTCGAATTGCTTCTGCGTAGCGGCCCGATGCCCAACCCTAAGGTCATGCAGATTCAACAGACTTTGCAGCAAGCCGCAGAAGAGATGCAACCCGGCATTGCTCAAGGCTTACCGCCAGATCCTAAAGAACTGGCGATGGTGGCACAGTTACAGCAAATGGAAAAGACGCTTCCTCCTTTAGTGAGCACAGTACCCGTGGCGCAAGACGAGAGCGAACTCCATACGTTGGAAGCATCACAGTGTTTGTCGTGGTTGAATAGCTCCGAGGGTCAGAAGTTTAAATACGGAACACCCGAACAGCGCGCAGCCTTCACAAACGTGAAGCTTCACTGGTCCGAGCACATGGCAATGGCTAAGCAGATAGCGCTGGCTAACGCACCTCCGATGGACAAGCCTCCGTCTGAGTCGATCAGCGTAGATGTGAGCAAGATGCCTGCTAACGTAGCAATACAGGCCTTGGCGAAGATGAAAATCAACGCCAGCCCAGCAGACTTTGCACAGCACGCCGCAGATCAGCTCAACCAAAAAGTACAAGCCAAGGCTATACCAGAGGCACTGAAGGGTGAGAAACCAAAACCCCCAGCACCTCCCGGTGGACCGCCCCGGCAGCTGAGACGATAAATCAAAAGGAGCCATGATGGCTGATAAAAAGCTAATTGCCGTTTTTCAACGTCATGGCTCTACTACTTTGAACGAAGACAACAAGTTCCGAGCTCGTCTCGATCCCCCTCTGGACGACAAGGGTTTGAAGCAAGCAGAAGATGCTGCCAAGAACCTGAAGAAGTTGGAAATCGAATTGAAGCGCATCGTATCCAGCCCGCTACTTAGGGCCTGTCAAACAGCAGATGCATTTGCTGAGGAATACGGACTAGAAGTTGAGCAGGACAGGGCTTTGATTTCTTGGGCACTGGGATTCTTGAGCGGAAGAGACAAAGATGAATACGCAGACATCTTGAACCTCTATGTAGAAAATCCTAAAATGACAATCCCAGACGGGGAGTCACTCGATGACTTTGAGCAGAGAAACTTTGAGTACCTAGACAAAGAGCTGAAGAAAGACGACAACCTGACGCTCTACGTAAGTCATAACAGTAACTGTGTGGCTCTCAACAAAATGATAGATGAAGCTTCACAGGAAAAGCAGAGAGCGATGAGGTCTCAGTTAAGCCCGGTGGAACCTTAGGGGTATACGTTGATGGGAAAGGAAACTACAGCGTAGACATACTCTTTGGCAAGGAGAAGTCAGCAGAATTTGGAACGTAAGACTCAGGAGCAACATGAATCATAACGATATTCGCATTGCGCGACTGATGCAAGTAGCTGCCATGCTAACAAACAGCGGACACTGTAGAGCAGACGCAGTTTTGGCAGTACAGCAAGCCTTAGAGCTTGAGAAACAAGTCGTAGAAGCAGTAAAGAACTCAGAACCGACAAATGTCGAGGAGACTCAATAATGTCAGAATCAGTTTTGGACTTCGCAAGTTTAGACACAGCCGCAGCAGAAGTTGACGCGCCTGTAGTTGATACCACCACCACAACCGACGCCCCGGTCGTTGATACCACAACCACTGACAAGGCTGATGCGCCCGTAGTTGACAGCACAAAGAAAGAGGCAAAGCCGCAATACAACAGCGACGGATCTCCTAAGACGGACGACACTGCAAAAGCAGAAGATCTCCCCGGCTCAGAGAAGACCCCGCAAGAGATCCGCAAAGCACTGAAGGCGTTCCGTGATATCGACCCGGTAGCCAACGGTAACGCCGTGAAGCAGCTCCACGGAGCCTTCGAGCGCTGGGAAGCAGCCAAGGCCATTTATCCCGGTGGCGTCAAAGAAATGCAGCAGGCGAAGGAATTTGCTGAACTAGTCGGTGGCGCAGAGGGCTACGAAAAGCTCACAGGCACGGTACAGGCAGCAGAAGCCTCTGACGCCAAGCTGTACGAAGGAAATCCTGAGCTCATCCAGAACATCGTAGACGACCTGAAGGCGCAAGGCAAGTTAGACGCTCTCGGAAAGTTAGCACCGTCGTTCTTGGATGCGGTTAAGGCGCACGACGAAAAAGGATACTACTCTGCGTTCGCCCCTCATTTCTTGAGCGGCCTAGAAACAGTGAACATGCCGGGAGCCATCAACGGACTCGTCAAAGCACTGGCAGATCCAGACCCAGCCAAAGCAGTTGCCGCAGCCAAAGAGATTGCTGACGGACTGAGTGGTTGGTACAAGAATTTGGAAACAGAGAATAAGAAATCTAAGGACGCTGTGATTTCACCCGAGCGCAAGCAGCTCGAAGCAGATCGTGCAGCCTTCTTGAAGCAGCAGGAAGATTTCAAGACCAACCAGAGCACAGAGTTCAAGAACAACGTAGCTAAGACGTGCGAGAGTGTTAACAACAAGACTCTCGGTTCCCATCTTGGGGCATACCTCAAGATGCCGTTCTTCAAAGGCTTTGGACGAGAGAATCTGATGCCTCTTGGAAACACCATCAAGCAGAACCTGTACGACACACTCAAAGCTGATGGCGCATACCAAGCACAGATGAAGGCTATGTGGGGAGCAAAGACCCCAGATCGCGCCAAGATCGAAGAGTATCACAAAGCGCGCGTGGATTCTATCTCGGAAGAGATCGTCAGGAACACAGTTCAGAAGATGTATCCCGGGTACGCCAAGGGAGGTGCAGCAGCAGGCCGAGTAGCCGCAGCCACAGAAAAGAAAACAGTGGCCGGTAAAACAGACGCCGCAGCTGCCACCGCAACTGCCGCAGGTAAGCCCACATATGTGGCGCAGAAGCCAGCATGGGATTCCATTGATTGGGACAAGGACCCTAAGCAGCTCATGTACATCACAGGCAAAGCCTACTTGAAGGGCAAAGGAACACTCGTCACATGGAGGAAGTAACCCATGTACTTTTTGGAAAAGATTGAAAAACAACTGGAGAAACTAACAATGTCCACACAAGCTCTTACCGCAGCCGTTACCAAGCTCTCGGCTGATGTCGCCTCCCTCGTCGCACAGTCTGCCGCCAGCGTTCCTCAGGCAGATGTTGATGCAGTCACCGCATCAGTCACCGCTTTGGATGCAACGGTCGTTGCCGCACTGGCACCAGCCGCACCCGCAGCTACGCCAGCAGCGTAAATCTTAACCCAGTGTAGTGCTGGGAAGGGGTCCGGTGGAACCTAGGGGAAACCCGAATCCACCAAGAATTCCTAGGAGAATATATCATGGCAGGACAAACTCGGAACGGCAAGCCCGTTCAAGTCGGAGATCAGGTCAGCATTGTTGGCGTGGTCACAGCAATCACAGGCACAGGTGGCGCAGCCAACCTCACAGTGCAGTGCTCGGGAGCCCTGAACGGCCCTCTGGACACAACCACTGGAGCGTACAGCTACTCCATCGGAGTGCCTCTCGGTGGTGGCACCAACGCCCCCGCGACTGGCGTGTACGCAGCTGATGTTGCGGCATCACAGTCTTTGTAACAAACATACACAGGCTTAATTGACTAAGAGGATAACGCCTGTGGGGAGCACACAAAAGATGTGCCTCCTACAGCAAGCTACGCACGGTCACAAGCCGGTGACCACAAGGGCCAAGCCCTCAGCGTAGTTGTTGTAGGAGCTACATCTAAACCTCTCACGCCAACTTCCAGAATGGTCTCGAAGACTCTAAATCTCGACAAGGAACAAGGAGTGAAAACAGTACGACTCAGCGCTAGCCCAGTTGACCCTTTAGAAAGGTCTGCTACGTGGGACTTCCGCAACAAAGAAGTGAATTTTTATGCCATTACTAGAAGCAGCTGTAGAAGCAGTCGAACTCGACGCTTTTGCAAAAGAGATCCCCGATCTCGTATTCCATGGCACGACAGCGTACTCGCTGTTCAAGGCCGAAGCAACTAACGTCCCGGTCAGCAACCAGAGCAATGCTGGTGGCACTGTCCGCGCGTCCTTCCGTGTGCCGTTCCGCGTGCAGTCTGGTTCGGCAATTTCGCAGGGAACTGGTAACGCAGATGCAATGGGTCGCGGTACGGGCTCGCAGTGGGCATCGTTCGCGTTGGCCCCGGTTTACCTGTTTAACGTTTGCGAAATCTCGTGGCTCGCTCAGGCGTCCACCGACAGCAAGCAGAAGGGACTGTTCGCAGTCAAAGCTCAGGAAATGAAGAACTCGCTCGATGCCGCTATGCAGGGTATCGAAGGGTTGATCAACTCTGACGGCTCTGGCATGATTGATCAGATCCCGGCAACAGCGGTCATCAACAACGGTACAGGCGTCGGAGCACAGACTTCCAGCATCGTTGGCGTGAACGTTGCGGTCGCTTTCTCGGATCAGCAAGTTGTTCAGTTCTTCACCACGGGTGGAGTGAACCGTGGCGGCACCGCGACGATCTCGTACGTCAGCGGCCCCGACAACACTCTGTATTTCAGCACGGCACTTCCTGCCGGAACCGCAGTGACCGATTACATCGTGGTCAACGGCGCAACCTACGGAACTGGAGCATCCATCCTCGGCATCAAGGCTTGGGACGTGAACTCCAACAGCGGAACCATCGCTGGTCTGAACCGTGCGTCTTACCCCGGTCGTCTGAGCACACCTACCATTAACTTGGCTGGTGCAGCAATCACCCCGGGCATCGCACAGCGCGCTGAGGTCCTCTTGGGCCGCGCACTGGGTCCTGACGCCGACAGCATCAAGTCCGGCATCTGGTACGGTCCCCCTGAGCAGGCTTTCGCTCAGAGCAACTTGATGTACAACGTTCAGATCGTCAACGCTCAGGAAATTCAGGGCGACAAGACGCACGATATGTCCAAGAAGTATTTCTCGGACACGTTCGGTGGACGCAAGTACCACAAGTCGTGGACTGCGATCAACAACCGCATGGACCTGTTGGTATTAGACAGCTGGTACATTGGTGAGTTAAGTCCTCTGGAGCTGTATGACTTCGGTGGTGGCAACGTTGTGGCACCAGTGCCCGACATCAGCTCGACAACCGGCACCGCGAGCTACCTTACCAGCCACATGTTCGCCTTGACAAACGTTAGGGGCGAGTAAAATTCTCTCTGATTGACTTGAACGCTGAAATGCCAACAAGGGGCAAGCGAAAGCAGCCTGAACGACTAAGCGAGAGAAAACTCTTCGGAGTTATGCGATAGTCTGTTCTCATGGGAACAACAACCATGAGAGACCAACAGAAATGATTGGTCTGCTCCACGCCGGAGCATAACAAATAGATAACACCTGTTTCAACTTGGCGAACGCAGCGCCGCGCGCTGGCCTTTACATCCAAAACGCTGCGGTCCCAACTGTCTAATTCTAAAGCACTTACACCAGTTTTGTCTAGGGTTTTCTGCAGAGAACCCGTGGGCAGGAGTCCTGCTGCAGCGGGATTCCTTCTCAAAACAGAGCTTGTGCTGTGCTCACAGTTGTGGTATACTGTTTTCAAGGGTGGGGAGACGCCTCGAACGTCTCCCTGCCCGATCTTTCGAGGAGATCAAATGGAAGAACGAAAGAAGTATCTTCACGAGTGGCGCATGGACGCGCAGATTAAAGATCCAGATTACCTAAGAAGGAAAGCACTGAAAGAACTCTACCACACGACTGTGGAATGGTATGAGGAAAAGTTTTTAGAACAAGACAAACACTGCGCTCTGTGCCCAGCTACTCAGCAGTCTGATTCAGGGAAGAGACTGAGCGTGGATCACGACCACAATTGTTGCTCTGGAAAAAGAGCGTGTGGGGAGTGCAACAGAGGCTTGTTGTGCTTCAACTGCAATAAGAAGTTGGGAATGCTGGAAATATTCATGAGGGAATGCAAGATCTTCCATATGGAACCAAACCCAGACTCATGGACTTTCCGAGCGTTGAAGTATCTCAAATCGTACGACAAAAAAGGACTCAGTAATGAATAGGTTTTACATCGAAGAAGAAGGCTGGCCCCAAGTGCACGGTGAAGTTTCCCGTGTGACGTTCCAAACACAAAGTGGACCCATTAAGGGATTCGGAATAAACGGTGGGCAGATTGACGACATCATCGAATGGGCCAAGGAAAAGATTGAAGAACTCAATAAAGCGTTTCCGTGCCGAGAGAATGCCATGGTAGTGACCAAGCTGGACGAGGCGCTGCTCTGGTTGGTGAAGCGCAAGCTGGACCGCGAGAAGAGAAACGTAGAAGGACAAAATAAGGCGTAGTACCCAAAGGACTCAGCAATGATTTACGCAACAAACATCTGGCGCACTAACCGGCAGGAAACCTTGGAGCTAATAGCCGAGGAGATTGACGGGCTTCTGGCTGGAAGCACTACAGGGTGTTTCATGATCGACGTACTCGGGCCTGTGGCCGGAGGGACATGGATGGCACCAGAGGACGAAGCTGCCGCATTAGTACGCGCCACAGAGATGATGAATTCGTTGTACCCAAGGGAGACTCAGCAATGGCAAGATTCAGAAAGAAACCCGTAGAGATTGATGCGGTGCAACTCACATGGGACACATGGTCAGCGATCTGTGACTTCGTTCCCAGACCATGGTTCGTACGAGGTACGTACCTAGATCGTGAGGGGAAACCCACAGAGCATGCGTTTTCTGGCAATGAGAAAGACAACAGTGACCTAGGACTGATCCTGAAGACGCTGGAGAGCCAAGAGTTCTTAGCGACGGGCGGGGACTGGATCATCAAGGGAGTGAACGGAGAATTTTACCCGTGCAAGCCTGACATTTTCGAAAAGACATACGAAGCAATCTAAGCAGTACCCAAGGGACTCCCGAGAGAATCGGGCGTCCCTTTTTGTTTGCCCGAAATACCAAGGAGACTTAGCATGACCAAGCAAGAAATCAAAGAACTGAAGCACGAGCTAATCAGGATGCAGAAAGCAATGAAGAAACTCAGGGAGACGCTGAGCAGAAAGCCACAAGTCATTTACGTGAATCCTCCGTTTGCCCCAGCACCGTACGTGGCCCCTAACCTAGCACCGTACGTGACTCCTAACCCGGCACCGTGGAATAACACTCCCGGCACAGTTCCTATCAACACGACTACCATCACCTGCAACTCAACAACGTAACACCCCGCCTAAACGGCGAGACTCAGGAGTGACTCAGCATGAAACTTTTTTCAGCAATACAAAAATGGCTCAGAGAGCCGGAGTACCAAGCAACGTACGACCGAGTGGAAGCCATGATAGCTGCTGTAGAGCCCATGGTTTTGGAAAGCGCACCAGAGAAGCAAGAACGTCTCAAAGCCAACACTTCGGCACCTATGCTCAACACAAAGATAAGTGAGTGCATGAGCAAAAGCATGAACGTCCGTCCTTACATAGACTTCATGCAGCTCACGGCTCCACAAGTAGACCACAGAATATGGGTTTACAACTGCAGCAGAGAGACTCACGTAGTGGATCACCCAACCCTTGGCACAGTCAAGATACCCGGCAATACATCGCGTAAGAAATACGCCCTGTACACCAGTTTCCCCGGCGTGGTGTCAGTGCCCAGTGAAAGTTTAGACGAAAATTCCATGGGCGTTAACTTCACCTCAGGTGAACGCTTCGCTATGGATTTGATCAACCCAGACAACTTGGGCACGGATCAAAATACGTCTCCAAAGTGGAGCGTAGGTATTGGCAGAAACCTAGGAGTCAAAGGTGTTTTCTGGTCGCGCCATAATCCTCCCAAAAGAGAGGAAGTTGCCGCACCCGTGGCCCGAATGGAAGCTCGTTACAAAGATCTTTTGGAGAGAGCGCAGATCATTCTGGAAAACAACATCATCTCAGCAACAGGCATCACGAAGTACATGGTGCAGCATGATTGCTCCTTGGACACGGCTCTGATTCGTTTGCAGGCCGAGAGAATCAAGGACTACATCACGCCTGAGCACCACGCAGCGGCTGAGTACTTCAAGGTGACCAGCCCTTGGCACCCGGCCCTGACAGGCAAGGTGCCCAATGTTTGATCCTAACAAACCCGTGGACACCTACTGTCACGCATGCGGCGGTTGCCTCACCCCTTCTTTGGTAGCCTTCGCACTTCTCAAGGCTGGGATCACATGGGCCATGCCGACCGCGCAGTTGTTTGCTCTGTTCTCAGCGGGATTGCAAAACGTCTCAGTAGTAGAATCAGACATGAAGGAAGAGGCGTACGAACTGTTAAAGAGCGTTAAGCCAACGACGATCACATGCTACGGTTTACCCGTTGAGGTGGACAACACACTTCCCACGAGCACTGTAGAACTCAGACTCAAAGGCGAGGTTCTATACAGGATAGAAGCCCTAACAATACCAAACGGGTTTTAGTTTGTCAGTGCTCTTTTCCAAGAGAAGCTCTGGCACATAACACTGGGACGAGGGCCTCTGTTCTTGGAGCGAGCGCCCTACCCAGTGGCAAAGGAAAAAAATATGCATCATGGACTTTTGGCAGTACTTCTCGTGTGCGCTTTTATAGCCGCATGGATTGGCTACAACAGCATCGAATAAACCCTTAACTCAGAAGGAGACTCAGTAAATGAATAACGGTGGAGATGTATTAGCGCGTGGAAACGCTACGGCGCAATTTGCCGGAGCCAGCAGCACCATCACAGATTTTGAAAACGATTTTATCTACATGACCGTGGTCGAGATCACCACGAAGTACGGACTCACGCTAGAGGAATATGACCAATACGCGGCCCTCAGAGCAGAAGGTAAGCACCTTCCCGACCTGACCTCGGTGGATCTTCAGGATAAACTGGACGTTGGCTTCTCGGTCACAGATCATCGAAAGAATTACTTGGCGACTGATGAAGAAGATGTCAAAGAAGCCAAGGCCCCGGTAAAAAAGTTCCCAGACCCGGTGTATGAGCCCATTCAAACTTTGATGGACCGCATCATGGTCATGGTCATCTCGGACGATCCCAACGTAGTTCTGTTGGAAGACGGTTCCACACTCAACAAGACCACAGGCATCATACAGACAGCCAAGTATCGCCAGCATTCCAACGTTGGTATCGTGCTGCTGGCCGGTCAATGGGTGATCACAGGCGGGGTCAAGACTCCCCTAAGCGAGCTGGTGAAGCCGGGAGACAAAGTGATCTACGGAGACTACGGCTCGGAGAAGCTTTCCGACGTGTTCGACAAGAAAGCAGAAGCCCTCTGCGAAAACCTCGGCGTTAACTACGAGAAAACCGAGCAGGGCATTCGTATCGTGCGTATTCAAGACGTTCGTACCATCGAGCGCAGGACGGTGACCAATGGCTAGTCCAGCAGTAGGCAGACCGAAAGGTCCTACCTGTAGGTTTGGGCACCCTTACACACAAGGTACTAACCGTCAGTTTTGTCAGGTGTGTAAAAACGAAGCTACCAAACGTTGGAAAGAAGCCAATCCCGAAACAAACTCAGAAATGCGCAGAGAAACCATGCTCAAGAGTAAGTACAACATTACCATAGAGCAATACCAACTCATGTGGGAAGAGCAAGAGGGTCTTTGTGCCGCATGTGGAGAGGCTATGCCTACCAAGGATGATAGAGGCTACTTTCCACCAGTTGATCACGACCATGAAACGAACAAAATCCGTGGTATTGTGCACACAAAATGCAATCGAGGAATTGGTCTGTTTAATGACAGCCCAGATCGTATGCGTAAAGTGGCGGACTACTTGGAGAGAAACCAATGACTCAGTTGATACAACAACCGTATGATAAGTACTGGGATGAACCGGGACAAATCACCCGCAGGGAGATGCAGAAAGTCTTTAACAAACTCGCTGGCAACGATTCAGAGTTGATGGGCATGGCAGACACAGCCGCCCTCGTACTCAACTTTATCCTAGAGGTCAAGTTTGGCATCAAGGACAAAGAAGAACTCGAAGTCTACGTTGCAGCCAAGAAGTTGCAGATTGACGAAGCCCGAGCGAAGATGAAAGCAGAAGCCGCACCCGCACCTGCCCCCAGCATAGTGGAGGGCTAATGAGCAACCCGACCGACAGCTACGAGCAGTATGAAGTTCCAGAGTGGTTCCAAGAAAAGCTCACCGAAATCGGAGGAGTGAACCAATTTGACGAGCCCAACTTCAGAGTGGTGTGGGGTCAGGGAGGACAAGCAGAATGTCTGTACAAAGGTGGAGGAGCTTGGAACGTTGAGGGTCAGCCCTCATTCTACGGCTACCGAGACCTTTTGGTTGGTGGAGGAACACCGAGTTGGTGTCTTTTGCAATGGCACCCGGCAATTCACTTCGGCACTCCAGAGTCCTACTACGTAGGCAACTTGGACGAAGAAACCAACCTGCAGATCTTAGGAGAATATCCCTACTTCGGAAAATACACTCTGCTTTACAACATGTGCTACCGAGATATGAGCCAAGGCAAGATGAGGATAGAGGCAATGCCTCTCAACTCTTTCGTGCTCGATTCGGTGGTACCGATCATCTTGGAAGCCAAGGACATCTCTTACGAGAAGACCATGGCAGCTCTGAAAGCAATCAAAGACGAGGAAGACAAGCAAGATGTGGACATGGTAGAAGACGCCATGCGCGACTCAAAGCTGGCCTTTAAAGGTCCAGTGTCATACGCGCGTCAAGGATGCCGCACATCAATCATCGACAGAAAAGTAGAACAGATGACTAGGCACTGGAACAGCATGGTGTCAAACGCACGCGTTCTAGGCAAAGGACTCAGTAGTCAAGCGGAAGATTCAGCGCTTACTCAGCAGCTCCTACGAAATAAACTCAGAAAGTAATCTCAGGAGACTCAAGAATGCCACAACCAAACGCAACCTCGCCGGTCTATAACGCCCGACTCAGCGATAGCATGAACAAAGGCAACAACAGTAGCTTCAATTACTACTTGCAGGATTATTTGTACAGTCGCAAGCCCGATTACTGGGTCTACCTGTACAATCTCTCCGAGCAGGCGCACGACGTGTTCCGTCCACCCCTCTTCGCCAACATTCACATCCCCGGGCGCAAGCGCGGAGAAGAGTATGTTCTGGCGGCTCGTCTGCCTAGCCCTCTTCTGGCCCCTCAAGGCAGCGTGGATTCCGATGACCTCAAGACTGAGCTGTTGGACACACGACGCGTAGTCATGGACATGTGCAACCCTGACAATCTTGGTTTGGATCAGAACGCTGTTGGCTTCACAGTCACCAACGTGGGAAACAACCTGAGCAAAAAGGGTGTTTTCTGGTCTCTGCACAACCCTCCGACAGAACAAGAAATCAAGGACGCAACCAAGCGTATGGAAGCGTACTACAATTCGGTTCTGGAGAAGATGAAGGCTCTGGAGACTTCGAACCCTAAGGAACTGTTGGAGCACCTTGGACCAGAGGCACATACCGCAGCGGATTACTTCGGTATCGAGACCAGCTGGCACGGTAAGCGCAGCCGCCCGATGGATTGCCCGAATTGCGGCGACCGCATCAAGGCCGGTGTCGCGTTCCACAAGACCGAGGAAGGCACACTCTGTATCCTCGACTGGAAGCGCGCAGTGGCTTCAGGAGTGCGTACCAAGCAGCAAGCTATCGACGCAGGAGCACCCGGCTTCGAAGCAGCAGCAGAGCCTGCCAAGGCTTCAGCACCAAAATCTCAGCTTCCTACGGAAGACTAAGACAAAGTCGTGGAGACAACTCAGAAGGTTTCCACGCAAATTTCAGTAATAGACCTTGGTACCCAAAGGACCGTCCGTGTAAGTCGTCTGAGTCCGACCGAAAAGTCAGGCTTCTGAGGGTACCATGTAAAATCAATGCTCCCTACGTGAACAGCGTAGGGGGCTATTCGTGTTTAAGGAGCGTTTCATGTCTTCACCTACAATCAACATAGGAACAGTTTCTGGTGGAGGTTCCTACCCATCTCTCGAAGATATTAGCAATTATGTCCGCGCCTTAATCAACGATTCTCAGGCAGGGGCCACAGATACTCCCGGGGAAGGTCAGATATTCACAGACAACCCAGCAATTTCCCCATTCGTTCTGCCCTTGCTGAACGCATCAATACGAGAAGTATACCGAGAGCTGAGAAACATTGGAGCACCTACACTGATTAAGGACAACGTGATCATTTCCGGCCTGACACCAGTGAATGGAAAAAACGGCCAAGGCTTGGCCGACCCTGCAGTGCAGGTTTACTTGGGATTCGGTGGGTACTTTGACGGCACCACGATCAACGGCAATCTCTTGCTCCCCAGCGATGTGCTCTACATGGAGCGCGTGTGGGAGAGACAGACCAACACCAACAACACATTCGTACTGATGAGCCAAGACCAGTCAGGCCTGCCTTCTAGACCGCAGCAACCGACGTTAGTGCAATGGGAGTGGCGTAACGACAACATCAACATGGTAGGCAGTACGCAGACGAACGACATCCGTCTTCGATACTATTGCTCATTACCACAGTTTTTCAGCCCCACCCTAGACTTCTCCGCAACGTTCGTGCCAGTCATGGACAGTCTAGATGCCATTGCATTGAAGACAGCCGTAAAGTACGCGCGCATGCTCGGCTCTCCCGGTCTGCAAGATTTGATAGGTGAAGCCAAAGAGCAGATGTTTCAGCTGAAGAACCAATACACACGAAGAACACAGACCACGGACTACCAGAGAAAGCCTTACGGAAGCTACGGCAACAATGACACAAACAACCAGTTCTTTCTGGGTTGGAATTAAGGAGAAACAATGGCAACGTACTACAGAGCAGACGGCTGGGTCAAATCAGTACTCGGTCAGGCGATAGCGGGGGCCAGCATCTACATCTGCACCCAACCCGCTGACACATCGTACGTGCCACCAGTTCCTCTCGCTCAGATCTACTCAGATCCAGCCGGTCTTTCTCCCATCACCCAGCCCATCCTTACCGATGGGTTCGGGCACTACGACTACTACGCGGCCACAGGCACGGCGTACACAGAGGTCGTGGTCAACGGTGGAAAAACGCAGGCCGTGTATCAAGACCAGATTCCTATGGGAGCCACCTTGGGAGGTGGAGGTGGAGGAGCAGTCTCCTCAGTCTTCGGTCGCACAGGAGACGTATTAGCTACCACGGGTGACTACAACGTTTCCCAGATAACGGGAGCAGCCCCCACAGCGTCCCCAACGTTCACAGGAACGGTACAGGTTGCAAACGAGGTAGTCACAGGGACAATACAAATAGTCAACGCGTACATCACGGGCACTCTGAGGGACGGTACAGGGTCAGTAGGCACCGCTGGACAAGTCCTCAGCTCCACCGTGTCAGGCACAGCGTGGGTTAACGCTTCTAGTGGAGGAGGAACCAGCTGCCCATCTCTAGCCAGTTTCACCTTCATCAATCAAGGGACCTCCACAGCTATCCAAAACGGCACCTCATCCGGCCCGATACTAATGACTGTTGCAGATAGCGCATCTTTGAATTGGAGAGGGCTGTTTGTCAATCAACCTGCAACCCCGTACAAAGTCATAACCCAAATACGTCTGAGCACTGCCAAAGGGTTTGTCAACTCACAAACTGGTGGGGTTTACTTCTACAACGGTACGAAGTTCATGGGTCTGGAAGTTCTTCTTCAGTCCACAGGGGCTCTCGCTAGGGTAGAAAAAATAAACAACATCAACACTGACGGCTCCACAGTAGCCAGCTTGGGTAGTCAGTCAACCTCGGTAGCTTATGCCATTCCTTTGCAGGCCCCTTTTTGGATTCAGCTACGAAACAGTGGAAGCACTATATACTTCGACTATGGGTTCGACGGAAGCAACTTTATAAACCTGTACTCGGAGTCGGTTGGGACATTCATCACTCCTACTATGATTGGTTGGGGAGGTCTGAGCGCTACTAACGACGTTACCAACTTCCTGATGAATGACCTGATGAACTGGACTACAGTTGGAAACGCTAACTTGTAAAGAGGAGACAACATGCCATCGAATTATTACCGCTCTGACGGTTGGGTGAAGACAACACAGGGACCAGCTGTACCGGGAGCGCAGATATACGTCTGTCTCCAACCTGCTAACGTTACGCCACCCATCACTCCTCCTCGGACCCTCCCAGTACCTTGGGCAGGACCAAATCCTCAGGCTCTGATTTACTCGGACGAAGGCCTCACCCCCATCACACAGCCCATCATCACAGACGGGTTTGGACACTACGATTTTTATATACTGCCCGGGCTCTACACGGTAGTGGTCATGTACAACAACGTGGTGCAGCAAGTGTACGTGGACCAATCCGTAGGAAACGTGGGAAGCAGCTTGGGATCGTCGGTTTTGTTCTCTACCAACGGCACACCCAATTTCAACCAGCTGGTGCAGAACCTAGTGCAGGGTACCGGCGTAATCATCTCGACCGACAACTTAGGAAATACTACGATCAGCGGACAGGCCACTGCTCCTGTATTGCCTACACCCACCACAGCAAGATTTTCCATGTGGCAAGCAACCTCCACACTGAACTACAATTTCTACCCCATCAACGACTCTATAGCCGTGGGTAATGTGGGAGTGTCCACGGTCAACCCTCCCACAGCATTGGCCGGAGAGTCAGTGACGATGAATCAGGGAGGGTGGCACGGAGAACCCTTCATATGGCCCACCAGAGATACTACCTACAGCACCTTAGCATCCCTGAGTGAGCTGGGAAATTCAACAGTGTATTTTGGCATAACCAATCAACGCACGGACGAAGGGCAAATACCAACCGCAGGGGATTTTATTGGAATCGTATACTACCCAACGTCCTCGCACTGGCAACTAGTAACATCCACCAGCGGAGTAGTTACCACAGTGGATAGTGGCATCACTATCGTACCTAATCAGCGCTATAGATTGGTGGTAACGGTGCACGCCGGAGTAGCCACACTGTCCGTGAATGGAAACAATGTGGTGAGCACTAACATTTTGCCGACATCTAACCCTTTGGCCATTTCTTGGTACAGCAACGGTACTGGGCCGACGCAAACACTTAACACCGTGGAGTACATGTACGCCACCAACGCCACTCCTTAAGGATTTTATGAACCTCAACGTTGACGATTTTGTGAAGAAAACAGACTCCCTGTTCGGTGTTCTGTTCAAATACGAGATACACGCTTTCGTGCTTCTGATAACCGGGGTTTTTTTGGTCATCAAGGGTATCAGAGAAGAGGGCTTTGCCGTAATCGGAGCAGCCCTCACAGTGTTCAAAGGAAAAGCCGGTGCCTAAAATTCTCTTCGCCATACTGAGCTGTCACTCCTTGAGACATTTCGAGCAAACACAGCGAGAAACGTGGCTGAGAGACATACCCTCGGGGGATTACAAGTTTTTCCTCGGAAACCCTGAGGGCACCGCAGAAATTGACGAGGTTTTCCTGAATGTAGGGGACGGCTTCGAAGATATCACAGAAAAGACAGTAGCTCTGTACCGCTGGGCCTTGGAGCGCGAGTATGACTTCGTGTTCAAAGCCGATTTAGACACTTTCGTGCGCCCCCGGCAGCTTCTGCAGAGTGATTTCCAGCAGCACGACTACACGGGAGGTCAAAACAGCTTCTTTGCCTCCGGTGGAGCAGGTTATTGGCTCTCTAGGAGAGCCCTGCAGCTCGTTGTGGACTTTTCGTACACCAAAGGCCCCGCCGAGGACGTACACACGGCACAGGCCCTGCATGCAGCAGGAATAAGCCTTCACGCTGATCATCGGTACCTCTTTATCCCGGGACAGACTCTAGGCCCCCAAGATCTCACTATGCACCTGTCCAGCGTACGTGGTTGGGCAGAGAAATACCAACCCTACATGATGGTCGAAGCCTACACCTCGACCGGCACACACCAACCTCTTGTAACGCCTCAGGAAGCGCCTAAAAGAGTGTTTAGGAGACTCAGATAATGTCACTCACAATACTCGGAGGGCATGGCTTCGTAGGTAGCGCCTACGTTCGTGCGTATTACCACCACGCCGTCGCCAACATCAAAAGCATTAACGCAAGGAACGATTATGAAGTGTACAGTGAAGATGTCCTGCACCTCATATCCACCGTCCACAACTACAGCGTGTTCGACAACCCGCATCTCGATATCGACACCAACTTGAGCCTGTTAGTCAAGGTTCTGGAGAACTGGAAGCGCTACCAAGAGAGCACAGGAAAGCGCGGAGTGTTCAATCTCGCCAGCTCTTGGTCAGTGTACGGCAATCAAGAGCACCTCCCAGTAGCAGAAGGCGCTGCGTGTGATCCCAAGGGCTTCTACATCATCACCAAGCGTTGTGCCGAGCAGCTGCTGATAAGTTATTGCGAAACGTTCGGACTCAAGTACAGAATTCTTCGCTTCGCCAACATTGTCGGACCCGGGGACTCCAAAGTCTCCCCCAAGAAGAATGTGCTTCAATGGAACATTAACCAGCTGGCAGAAGGCAAGACTGTAGAGCTGTTCGGGGATGGAAAATTCTACCGAGACTTCATGCATGTAGACGACTGCGTGCGCGCCGTAGAGCTGGTGATGAGCAAGGGAGCAGTCAACGAAATCTTCAATATCGGCAATGGGCCGACTTGGTACTACTCAGAGATACTAGACTATCTGAACACAGCAGGAAAGATCGTGTACAAAGAGCCCACGGATTTTCAGAAGAAAGTACCCGTGCAAAGCTTTTACATGGACGTGACGAAACTTAAGAACTTAGGATTTGTTCCTGAATACGTTGATGGAAAGTTGTACGAAACCTTGAAACCGACTCAGGAGCAGTGATGAAAGTTCTGATAGCAATAATCAGCTGGATAGAAGGATGCAAAAAAGGAGTACACAAAGCACAGCGAGACACTTTTCTGAAAGACATCGCTTTGTTTCCCAACCTAGGATACAAGATCTTTGTTGGAGATGGCACACCCACAGGAGAGGACGAGTACGACATCAACAAGTCATTTGAAGCCGCACACCCACTCACTCAAGGAAAGAATGCCAAGAATTTGCAAAAGTGGCCGTTCGACTATTCCCCCAAAGAAGACGAAGTGGTACTGCACGTACCAGACGACCTTGTTCACATTTCATACAAGGCTAAGGCAGCTTGGAGGTGGGCATTAGACAATGGTTACGACTACGTGTTCGCCTGTTTCTGCGACACTTATGTAGACATCGTGAAATTGAGAGACAGTAACTTTCAAGAGCACGATTTCATAGGTATGACCTACGACTCCAACAGATGCCCTCAAGGAGGCGCTGGATATTGGCTTAGCAAGAGAGCCCTGCAAGTACTATCCACAGCACATGTTGATTTTTGGGCAGACGACGGTTGGGCTGGATGGACTCTCCCTAAAGCAGGAATACACCTCCACCATGATCCTAGATATGGTCAGTATCCAGACGCCGTGCCCACGAAGCATAACGACGTTATATCCTCCCACCTAGGTAAGCATCCCTATAAAATAATGAGGGACATATATGCAGGTACTTGGAACGGTCCTGTTTTGAACGGAAAAGTGTACGTAGAATGGTATGAGCAGGGACAGGTGGAAAAATGAATTCGACTCAGGACGTAATACTGGGTGTACTAGGCACTCATTGGGAGCGCACGCGTGCTGGTGGAGTAAACACGTACCTTGAGAGCATAAGACGCAGTGGCTTCCTAGGCCGCAAAGTAATGATTGTGTTTGACATCCACCCAGATACCAGAAAAGATCTCTTACGCTACGGGTTCGAACTACAAGAAGTACCCACCCCAGCAGAGCCTTTTTTCGTAGCGCGTGTAAGGCTTGTGTGGGAGTACCTAAGAGACCATTACAAAGAGTTTAGGTTTGTGCACTGGCTTGACGTGAAAGACCTAGTGTTGCAGAA